CCAAATGTGGAACCAGATGTGGAACCAAATGTGGAACCTGAAGACGTGGATGAGCCGTTTGGTGATAAATTATATACTATTAAATTACGCGAAGCATATGAAGAACTATCCGAGAAAAAGGATGAATATTTAAAAATGCCCCGATTAAAAGAATATAGTCCTAAATTTGCGCGAGTCTTGGAAAATATTGAATCGCGTTCTCGTGGAAAACATTTGGTATACAGTCAATTTCGAACATTGGAAGGAATTGGGATTTTTGCTCTATGTTTAGAAGCCAATGGATTCGTTCAATTTAAAATTAAACGGACTGGTGTTGGGGCGTGGACATTGGATATGAACGAAGAAGATATTGGAACCAAACCAATGTATGCTCTATACACCGGACAGGAGGATAACGAAGAACGAGAAATTATCCGATATATTTTTAACGGAGAACGCGAACAAACGCCAAACAACATTCAAGAAATGCTTGATAGTCGGGTGAATCCAGAAAAAGGCAATATTGCTGGAGACATAATCCGTGTATTTATGATTACGGCATCTGGGTCTGAAGGAATTAATCTGATGGAAACGCGATATGTACACATTATGGAACCATTTTGGCATTATGTGCGAACCGAACAAGTAATTGGAAGGGCTCGAAGAATTTGTAGCCACAAAAAATTGCCTCTTGAAGCCCGGACGATAGAAGTATTTTTATATATGATGCAGTTCACAACAAATCAACTAATCGATGCTATTGAAATAAAAAAATATGATCTCGGGAAATTACCCGAAAATGCCAATAGACCCTTGACAACCGACGAACAATTATATGAAACCGGGCAAATCAAGGAACGCATTAATTCAAAATTATTAATGGGGATGAAAGAGGCATCCATTGATTGTGAGGTATACACTAAAAATAACGCAAAAGAAGGCATTCGATGTATTAAAATACCCAGTTCTACCAAACCCGATGAATTCATCTATGCTCCTAATTATGCAAATGATCCCGAAATTGAAGATCATGTTGCAAAGGTACCCATTGCTGCAACCACCTTGCAATCACAAAAAGTATTGACGTTTAAACATAAAAATATAAATTATATATTTGATCCAGATACGCATTTTGTATATGAATATGCTACTTATTCTGACCCAATTACACGGACTAAAGTTGGCAAGTTGGTGGATAAACGATTGGTGTTTGATAAAGCATAATTAATTTCCTTTTTAACTAACAAAAATAATAATAATTAAAAATATTCTTGTAGAAACAATTGATTATAATGTTTTTTGTTAGTTTGTTAATGTTTGATTTTTTGGATAAACCCCAAAATAAAACACTATGTAAAACAAAAAAAATGATTTAAAAACAATTTACATTATATATTATTTAACATAATTAGTGTGCCGTACATTGAATAATGACTACCTTATCTAATCATCCCATTTCTCTATCAAAAAACAAAACCAGAAAAAATATTAAAAAAATTTGGGATTTTTACGACCAAACTAAAAAAAGCATTACCAATAATCCGAATGAAACTACTACCAGTTGTAAAAATGACGAAAACAAACAGAAGGCGTGTTGCCTTATTCCATCGAATTTAAATATATTGGACGATAATTTTATTACTTGTTTGGTCTGCGGAACAACCAATATTAATTTAGTTGATTCGTCCCCAGAATGGCGATTTTATGGGACAGATGATACCAAGGGTTCGACAGACCCGTCTAGATGTGGCATTCACAACAATCCCATGCTCGAAAATAATCTATCTTGTTCTTTTCAAACAGGACACCCAAATCAATTTAACAAACATATTTCCACATTAATCCGATATACAAACTCTTCTAATTTCACCTACAAAGACAAAACTGTGTTGGAAGATATTAAAAGTATTGAAAAATTGGGATTTAGAGGCAAATTCACCCAATGCATTATTGATAATGCGATTATTATTCATAAACAAATTACTTCTTACTTGAACGTGTCAGACATTCATTATCGTTCCGACAATAAAGATAGCATTTTATATGGAGACTTTGATCTTGCGTGCAAATTTATGGACGTTCCGAGAACAGCCAAAGAATTTTCCAATGTATGGGATTGCGACATTCAAATCATCACATCTGGATGCAAAATCGTACAAACTATTTATGCACAAATCGAACAAAATATCCACGACTCACTTAAAATTACATCCAAACACACCAACCCATCTTGCTTTATATCTCGATTTTGTTCTAATCTACAAATAACCGATGCACAGTTTACGAAAATGTGTGCATTTATTATTACCAAAACAAAAAATATAAATTCATTGGATCCGCACAACTCACAATCGATCGCTGCCGGTGTTATTTTGTTTTTAGCAACTCATTCCACTTTATTACATCATAATTTTATTCATAAAAACATTTCTAAAGCTGTTGGAGTTAGCGATGTTACTATTTCCAAAGTAAATGTTAAATTATTCGAATATCACACCAATCAACATAAACTCATTCCTACTAAATTTATTCGCGCCAACTAACAAATTAAGGAATTATTATTATTGTTTATTTTTATAAAAGCCAAAATGTATTTACGAATACATTTCTTCCAAATATTTCTGGGCTTTTAATTTTTTAATTTCCTTGGACCCAGTGAATTTTTGTATCATTGATTCGTCATACTTTTCCATATCGAGTTGCTCGACACGTAGTTGAGTTTATCCAAGAATATGAATAAAATTACCAAACCAAACCACTTTATTACATCCGTGGTTTATGCAAACCTCAATGTATAAACAAAAAACGCTTTATATTCTTTTTTGAACCAAATAAAAAATATGATGAATAATAAATGAAGTTGGAATTAATTATATTTGGTATAACCGGATTATTTATTTATAATACTTTTTATGACAATAAATTTATCAAACTGGTGTATTCATACAAGAAATATTATCAAATGATTGGCATTTGTTTTGCTGCGTATTCTTTGTATATTATGATTCGGAAAAACCCCAAGGATACAAAAAATATGATTTTGTATGCCAATCAAGCCGTAAAGCATTTGCCAATTGATAAAACAGCCATGGACATGTTGACGCCTATTTTTGACTTTACTTCTGGCGGAACCAGTTTTATGGAAACTATGAACCAAAATATATACACCGATGCTTACCAACCATCTATTTACCCACAACCACAAAATCAACCACAACCACCAACTAAATCTGTCAAGCGTTCGGTGAGCGAAACGAAGAAAAAATATGTTGCGTATATGCAGGATTGGAAATGTGGTTCGTGCGATGCTAAATTAACACATACTTTTGAGATAGATCATCAGACACGATTAGAACATGGAGGGGGAAATGAAGTAAATAATTTAATTGCGTTATGTCGCGAATGCCATGGACAAAAAACTGCCACGGAAAATATGTAAGATATTTTTTTATCTTCTTTCATATATTATTATATTATTTTTATTCGGGTTATTTTCCAACAGATAAAATAACATATTATAATAATGGCTGCTTTATTTTGGACGGAAAACCCGAAAATATTAATAACAGATATGCAAATTTTTATTCATCCGGACATGACGTTGGAGGAAAAAAACAATGCTATTTCACGATTGGTTATTTTGCTGACCGTCGCTGGATTTTGTTTTACTGGACGTCTTTCGTTGCTTATTGTGGGGGGGATTACGTTGGCGACCTTGGTTGCATTGTATACTACACAATCTAAGAAAAATAAACAATTGCAAAAAATCGAAGGGTTTAAAACCGACGACGTAAAAGGCGGGGAAAATTATCAACTTGATAAAGATGCTGCGGAAATAAACGATTTCATTACAACCAGTTCCGCGGATTTAAAAAAAGTCCCCCTTTCTAAATTCAATCCGATTAATAAAAAAAACCCCATGGGAAATGTATTGTTGACAGAAATTTACGACAACCCAGACCGAAAATCTGCACCGCCATCTTTTAATCCCGACGTTTATCAAGACATTAACGCCGCCACCAAAAAACAAACACAATATTTGAACCCGGGGATAAAAAACACAGATAAACAATTATACGGGGATTTAGGAGATAATTTTAAATTCGAAACCGAAGGAATGCAAAACTTTTATACCACCGCCAATACACGTGTTTGTAACGACCAAGGCGCATTTGCACAATTCTTGTACGGAGACATGCCGTCTGCCAAAAGTTCTGGACCAGATGGGGCGTTTGCTCGTGTGCAAGATAATCCTCGTTATAACTTATATTAAATTGCAAACTACCTAACTATGACTAAAATATTAAATTAACTTATATAGGGATTTATTATTTTATTATTTTTTCAATCTAAACTAACAAAAAATAATATATAATTGATTTTTTACAAACCAACATTTATGGGTTATATCCGTCTTCCGCTCCATAAAAAAACCATCGCAGAGATAAATAACTCGCATCTTTTATACCCAAAATTGTTTCCCCCGTTATCTTGGTATTTGGTCCGTTTTTTATTAAAGATGATATCGATGTGGAGCCGAGAGCATAATTGTAATACCACAAATTAGAAATATACCCAGAAAACCCACCATTAGGAGCAACGTATACATCGCCATAATTTTGTTTCGGTACTCCATGTAAAATATGGCTTTTCGCCACAGTTCCATTAATATACACATCCAAGTTGGTGTTTTTGCAACGAATCAATACATTAACCCATTTGTTTAAAGGTACATCATTAATAATAACTTCTTCGTTAATCACATTAAACGTATTCATCACTACTACCAAATTATTGGTATTCGGAGTAATGTATAACCCAGGAGAATTATTGGGAAAGTTCATCCCCACATAATCCGTGATTTCATTATTGTCGGCAAGGTCGTTGTTGGAAGAACCGGTCATTTGCGTCGCATAATCGTTTCCTTTGTAAAAAACACAACGATATTTTTGTGTGTCTATATCATCTCCATTGATAAAAACCCACACAGACCAGGTGAATTCAATGCCATCTGTTTCATTAACGGAACGATTTAAAGTTACTGCCCCTGCTTCGTTTGGGTTTTGTGGAATTACCATTGGGTTGGAAGACGCATCAATAGTACCTTGAACTAGTTTAGCCGTATTGCTTGGACCCAAAAAATATCCTAAAATAGTCATCCCAAGTCTAAAAGCCAATATAAATGCAAATACAACTAGCAATAAAAACCCCAGTTTAGCAACAATACTGTTGGACCGAAAAAAATCATCCGTGGCGTTTAAATATTTATTGTTCGTCTCAAATTTTAATAATTGTGGTTCTGAGGATGCAGAGGAGGATGTTGGAGGAGCATTCATTTGTTTATTATTTTATTATATTTTTGTTAGTTTAGAGTGAAAAAAGATGGGATAAATATTAATAAAATATTTATTTAAATTAAAAACACCTCTATGAAAATATCTATTGGTCCATATCATTTTCGGTTAGAAGTAGTTGTTCTTATTTTTATCCTCTCCTTTTTAGCATTCGGACATTTGTTATGCTCCTGTGCTACTATTAGTCTTATAGATGCTATCGGGCAAATTAAACAAGGAGTTCAAAATACGGCACTTGCGATGAAAAAGGAAGGAATGTTAAAGGAGGGTTTTGCACCAAACAATTTTGCCGAGGGTCCTCAATTTGCAAAAAGCGGGTCCCCAGGAACAATTCGTAATCCCGATACGTGGGCTGCACCTACGCTAACCTATTCATCGGCGTCCAAAGCAGACGCAGGAGTTAAAAAAATCATGGATCGTGTGTCCCAACCAATTCCTCTTCCTAAAAACGAGTTGGATATGTTTGCCACCACTCCTTTTAAACCCGAATGTTGTCCCAATACGTATTCCAATAGCATGGGTTGTGCATGCATGACCACTACACAATACGATTATTTGATAAACCGTGGCGGAAACAATGTTCCATATAGCGAATATTAACAATTTTGAAATAAGTTTTGTTCTTTTTGAAACAAAAAGATTATAAAAAATCGGCGCTAAACCTATATTGCTTTTTTAATAATCAACAATGCTGTCTGCATCATTGGATAATTGTTTTGTTAGTTTGTAGAATAAAATGCTATGTAAAACAAAAAAAATGATTTACATTTTCACAATTTATGTTGTTTTAATATTTGTTTATCGTTTGTTAACACTATATAACAAAATAAAATGTCAAAACAAACATCGTATACTTCTTCTAATTGTAAAGATAAAGTTTGGAATTTAGCCAAACCAATTAAAAATAAAGACCCATCTAAATTTAGAAAAGATCCATATGGTGATCAAATATGTAAAAATTCTTATGGTAAAAGAACTGAACAAGGTTGGGAAATTGATCATATTAAACCTCAATCAAAAGGCGGAAGTAATACTATAAGAAATTTACAAGCATTAAAATCAACAACTAACAATAAAAAAAGTGATTCATTAGTTAAAAAATCAAGACATTCGCAAAAATAAATTTATTGTAATATAATTAATTTAATAATATTTTTTACCTTTTTAGCCACGTAAAGCCATCTTTCGCGGATGCTCCTCGCATTTTGAACAAAAACTCTCCATATTACTCTTCAAAATACTCTCCAAAATACTCTCTTCCTTGATAATTGTCATCATCATCACCATTTAACCAACGTTCTCTTCTTATCTTTCTTTCTCTTTCCATTTTTATTTGTTCCCAACTTTTTTCTTTTGGTTTGGAACTTGAAGGATGAACCAATTTGTCACCCGTATCATCATCCAATTCAACAACAAAAGTTGATGTATTTAGCACAGTAGGTACTGTTGATGTCTTTAATTCAAATTTAACATCATTTGCAACAATGGTTGTTGTTTTTGTGAGTTTTTGAGATATGTTCATTTTAAAAATATTAAAATAACATAAATTGTAAGTTACATAAATCCCCAATTTTTCAACTGATCTAAATTGTGAGGATGAAACCGATTTTTTATCAAGTCTTTTTTGATGATGCAACGTTTCGCAATGGCTTGGTAATCATAGGTAAAGATAGCTGGGTTTTGGGATAACCAATTCCAATGAATTTTATTTGGATACTTTTCCAAGAGATGTATCGCGTTTGGATTAATAGATAAGTTATACCAATAAATTTTATTCAGATTCTTTTCCAACAGAGATATCGCGTTTGGATTCCAAGATAAGTTAGTCCAATCAATTTTATCCGGATACTTTTCCAACAGAGGAATCGCGTTTGGATTCATAGATAAGTTATACCAATTAATTTTATACAGATTCTTTTCCAAGATGGCGATTGCGTTTGGATTACTAGATAAACCATACCAATTAATTTTATCTATATTTTTTTCCAACAGGGCTATTGCGTTTGGATTCCAAGATAAGTTAGCCCAATGAATTTTATCCAGATTCTTTTCCAACAGGGCGATTGCGTTTGGATTACTAGATAACCAATACCAATTAATTTTATTCAGATTCTTTTCCAAGAGATGTATCGCGTTTGGATTGGAAGATAAGTTAGACCAATTAATTTTATCCCGATTCTTTTCCAACAGAGATATCGCGTTTGGATTCCAAGATAAGTTAGACCAATTAATTTTATCCAGATTCTTTTCCAACAGAGGAATCGCGTTTGGATTAAGAGATAAGTTAGTCCACTTAATTTTATTTGGATTCTTTTCCAACAGTTGTATTGCTTTTGGGTTTTCAGATAAGTGAATCCAATTAATTTTATCTTGTGGAACCCAGTCTTGAAGTTTCATCATTTTCATGAAATTCATCATCACAATGAAATTCAATTCATTTTTTATAAAAATAACAAAGGTCATTAACGTTGTTTGTGTGTAAGTTTACATAAAACCCCAGTATTCCAACTGGGTAATAATTACCTTTCATACATCATGCCCGCGTTTCCACTCTGAAAATAAACGACATTGATTCGCTCTTCGAACAAATGCAAATCAAAATTATAGTCATATATTCGCCAGGTTGGTTTATTCACCCCAATAACAACCCCAGTTGCGGGGTCACAAATGTTCATACTCTGAGCCAGTGGGTCCAACGGTGGCACTATTGTGTTAAATTCCAGTTCAATCGTATTGAATCGGCTCATATTAATTGCCCCCGATGGTTGTAAATCATACGGAGACGTATGTAGGCAAAAATTATAACAATATAATCCATTTCGACCCAATCCAGGAGTTCGCACATATTTTTCTATATAATTATATATTCCCGCTGCCTGCATATTTTCGCGATACTCTCCATCCAGCAAAATGCCCAGATTCACCAATATATCCCGAGTGTTTTCGGGCGAATATACCCCGCTAATAACTAACCCACTTGGACTACCATCTGGTTCTAATCCTGGTCCTAAACCAGATACAGTTACTCCATCCGACAAAGTAATCGTTGTTTCATCTGGGGCAGATACCACATCATGGGGCAAGAAATTGTAGGGCCAGTTAGTATAATTAGACCATTCATTTCGCTTGTTTGCATCACTCCGTTGAAAATAATACAAATAACTACTAACCAAACCAATCGCGTCCAATTGCACCCGATTCGCACCAGTCACGTTATAAAAGATAGATTCGTGAATTTGGCGAATCAAATATTTTTGATCTTTTTTCGCAAAAACAGCCTGCTCATCATTGGATAAAAACGCATACGTGCAATTTAAATGGATATCTGCATTCCACAATGTCCGAGTATCGCTATAAGAATTAATCCCAAGTTCTACATCTGGCGGAGACTGCAAAAAACGGTAAAATTGCTGAGTATAATCGTTGAAATTAGGCGCGACATAGGGAAAATTATTGGTTAAATCCAGCACATCGCGAATTTTAAATATCTCATTCACTGGTCGAAATGTAATATTAAAATGAAGTTCATTGTTTTGTAGCGAAACCAATGGAAACGCCATTTGACTTTTTAAACTGAACCAGTTATTAAGCGGAATGTATAAAATGCGTCCGCGAATCGACGGCTCTGCCCCCGCCACATTGCTGGTATAATATGCGTTTGGATAAGTATTTGAACGCGTCCCAGAATTCGCAGGGTCGTTTAACTCTCGTGTATTGCCAATCATTTGGTCAAACAAAGCCGTTTTAGTGCCTGAAAAATCGCGCTGTACTTCGGCTAATAAATAATCCCCCGAATATTCCTGTAGTGTATAATTGCCACACGTGATGGATATTTTACGAATCATTTTGGCTCCTAAATTATCAATCCACCGAAACTCATACGGCGCCCATTTGCCTGCGTCTCCGTCTTTGGTTTGTGGGGGGAAAATAGGACTCCAAATATTAGGAAGATTGACTGAAATATATGTATCCATCAGCAAATCGGCATATCGCGGAATTTTAAATGAAAAAACAGATTCTTCTGACATTCGCAAGGTTTTGGCACCCGCGTATTCTACGCGGAATTTTTGCAGCCCAAAATTCGTATATTCCGAAAAAGTAGTGGTAAAAAAAGATTTATTCGGATTTCCATTCAACATGATGTTTTCTTGTCCCGCGGAAACTAAATTTAGCAAACCGCCTGCCATTTTCTTACTACTGTCTTTTATTATATTTTTATATACTTTTTCATCTTTTTATTGTATAAAAAACTATGTAAAATAAAAATAATTAAAATTAAAAGTAGATAAGTGTTTGTTTGTTTTCCCTCTTTTAGAATAATGTTAAACTAACAAAAAACAAATAAATAAAACAATGCATTTGTTTTTTTGTTAGTTTAACATTATTTTTAAGAGGAGGAAAAAACAACCCTTAAAAAGCACCTGAATAAAATCCATTTTGGCATGTTTATTTATTTAACGATTCTTCAATTTGGTTTCGTTTGTGTTTATATTCCAAATAAGATATTTTTTATGTTATTTATAAATTATTTTTTTTTCCAATCCTTTTAATCGTGTTACAGTTTTTCACATCTGTATGTTTTGTTTGTTTCTCTATTCAACATTTTGTTAATTTCAAAAGTTTTTGTTCTAAATACGTTTTTTATTGTTTTCATAAATTACACATATATTCAAATCCTATTTAATTTATAATAAATTAAATATATACTTATATAAAAATGAATAATTTATATCTTTTAGAAGTTTATAATTTTAATAAAAAAATTAGAGGTGGTTGTAAAAATGACGGTGGATATGTATTCGCCCTTTTGGATGGTGAATATGATTGTTATATTTCTGCTGGAATATCTAATGAAGAAAGTTTTTCACGAGATTTTATTAATACATACAATATGCATAAAGATGATTGTTACGGATTTGATAAAACTATTAACAATTATCCTTATCGTTATACAAAAAATATACAATTTTTCAAAAAAAATATAAGTAATTTTAGTGATAAGGACCATACTGATTTATCACATTTGACTGATAAATATGGTAATATTTTTTTAAAAATAGATATTGAAGGTGGTGAATACCCGTGGTTGTTGCAAATAAACGAAAATGAGTTGAATAAATTTAAACAAATTATAATAGAATTTCATGGAATTACAAATGATAGTTGGGGTTGTAATTATGATGATAAAGTAAAATGTTTAGAAAAATTATCACAAACACATTATATCGTTCATGCACACGGTAATAATAATTCACCAGTAGTGAATAATATTCCTGATGTTATTGAATTAACTTATGTTAATAAAAATTATTTTAATTCGGTTCCTGAATTGAATAAACGACCTTTACCAATTCCTAATTTAGATTTTCCAAATAACGGTTCAAAACATGATATTAAATTAAATTTTTATCCATTTGTAAAATCGGCATTTTAAACGTCCAAAGAATGCTTATCAATATAAAAGTTAAAGAAAATATGATAAATAGTAAAAACACAAATAAACAAATAAACAAATACAATGTCTTTTTTTGTTTATTTGTTGGTATCCTGTGATAATAAGTCCACCTATGTTGGGGCGTCGGTAAATGTAGAACATCGTTTGCGACAACACAATGGCGAACTAGTTGGCGGAGCCCATGCGACTAAAATGAAACTGCATTTGGGGAAATGGAGTCGAGTGGTTTATATATCTGGATTCCCCACATGGAAGGATGCACTACGGTTTGAATGGCGATGGAAACAAATTACACGAAAAATCAACTCACCCAAAACATCAATAAATAGTGCGATAAATCGCCGAATGATTGCCTTGCACACTTTATTGCAATTGCCCAAGAGCACTACGGCGGCGGTTCCGTATGAAAAATGGACCACACAACCACATATGCATTTTGAAAACACCGACGCAGAATTGTTTTTCCAGAATATTAATAAAAATAGTTTATAAAATACAAGTTTAAAACAATTTTTATTAATATTTTATATTGTTAAAAAAAATGAAATTAATATATATGCAAGTATAAAGCAATGAGTAAATATAATGTCGCAACCAATCATCCGCTGATCCCCAACGCCAACGAGTATTTAAATGAACAGCGATATATAAGCATTCATTCAGAGGACCGAGATATTTTGAAATACCCCAATTCAGCAGAATTCGAGATAGAATTGCCACAAGATTATCTCAACGTCCAATCCATTTCTCTCACTTCATGGTCTTTCCCGTCTAATTATAATGTGTTTTCTGATTTTAATACCAATCGAAAAATGAGTTTCAATTTTAGTTTAGTATATAATCCCGCAGATCACACTGGTGTTGTAGATGCAAATGCACAAGCAATTCACGATGTTTTGGTGGCAGATTTAAGTCATGAATTTATCATTACAATTCAGGAGGGGTTTTATTCTCCCGATGAAATGGCTAAAGAATTAGAAACTAAATTCAATGCAGCGGTGAATTATTACGTGATGGAAACCGATCCGAGTTTATATAATGCGTACAGTGCGTTTAAAATTGTATACGATACCGTGCAGCAAAAATTATGGTTTGGAAACGAACGAGACCAGTTTTCACTTATAAACGAATCGCTTATTTTCGGAAAAACCGAGTTGTTAAATTCTCGATGTTCCCGAAAAAATGTGTTGCCCCAGTTTGCAAATTGGGGATTGCCCGCCTATCTCGGATTTACGCGATGCAACGTCGTTTCTGAATCCCTCAATTATAACATAACATTATTGCAGGAAGACTCCAACGTGGCCCCATATGGAACATTAGCAGGAAATACAATAATTGTTCCACGCATGTATGCATCCGACAATTATTTTTATAATAGTTTAGATGTCAATTATATTAACCCACAATCGGGAATGTGGTTGCTACCAGACAGTAATTTAACCGATTCTCAAGTATTTTTCATACATACACCAATGAAAATAAATTTAATGGGGTATGCGTATTTTTACATGGAGATTAATGGGTTGAATTGTTTGGACGAAACATCTCCATATAATGTTTCCGAGTATACCACCACCACGAATAAAACCAACGGAATAGTGAATTCGGCGTTTGCTAAATTATCAATACCCACAACTCCTATTTCGCAGTGGTATGACGACACTGCTCCAACTTATAAATGGTTTAATCCCCCCGCAGAGCGAATCCGTAAATTAAAAATTAAATTGCGATATCATAACGGACAATTGGTGGAGATGGGTTCTTTTGAATATTCGTTTATGATTGGTTTTAACTTGATGCGACCACAACTGGACCGTAAATCTACTGTGTTTACGTTATACTAATTATATTGACAAGTTTAAAAAAAATAAAATTCAGAGGAATTTAACATAATTTGTATTTTTTATTTTAATATTGGTAAAAGTTAATTATTAAAATGTCTGGGATAAAACTCCGAAACGTTTCCACCGCGGAAGGGGTTGGTGCATTAAATAAAATAATTAAGGACGGCAATAAACATGTGTTTGTACTGGTCTTTAATGAAACATGCGGTCCATGCATTGCAACTCGACCCGAATGGGATAAAATAAATACAAAAAACAAAAAAGATAATGTGGTTGTGGCTGAAGTGAATTCTAATATTTTAAACGACAATCCTATTTTGCACATAGAAACCATCTCAGAATACCCAACCATCAAACATATTCATAATAATTCCACACATCCATACAATGGGGACGACCGAAATGTTGCTTCTTTTGAAAAATGGATTCAAGATTCTGTGCCGATGTACAAAAAACAAATGCGTGATAAAAAGTCAAAAAAGAGTAAAACGATAAAAAAAGGCGGAAGAAAACGAGGCAGAAAACTTAAATCAAAAAAAGGAGGAAAAACAAGAAGAATTCGGGGAAGAAGATGATAAAATAATTAAATTGGAAATTATTTGGTCGTTTATTCTTTCAATCCTTTTTACATTCTAAACTAACAAAATAATAATTTAAAATATTCTGCATTTTTATTTTGTTAGTTTATTAAAATCCAAATTGGAAATAATTTTATTTATTTTCTTTTAATTAATTGGATCAACAATTCGCGTTGGAGGTGGCTAGTCGGCGTTTTAATCGGCGGTTAGCAATGGTGGATGCTCCAACTCCACTACCCGATACATATGTGTTGTATATATTTTGATATGTATTGCAGTTCATGTTCCCGCCTGGAGCCATTCGGGTGCTTCTTGCGCACCCAGACCCGTTATTTTTTTTATACAAAAATCCGGGAAACCCGATGGAATTTCCATACCAAAATTGTCCGTAGGAGTTACTACTTGTTTTTAATGAAAATCGGGGTGTATTGATACTCATTTAATATATTAATTATTTTATTCTTATATTTATAATATTTTTAACATAAAATGGATTGTTTAACTACTCAACATTTTACCCCCCCTATTTTGTACAATGAAAAAACTAGAGTGTTGGATGCAGATATTATACAAGATTTGGAATTAACCAAACTTATTTCGACTATAAACAAAGACAATGCAAACGAAACCAATGAAAATTTGGATGAACGGGATAAACCCATTTATGAATATATATATTCCCCAACTACTTCTTTAGGACATGCTATTTTAGAGCAAATAACCCCATATTATACAACCGATATAAATTACTTGAAAGATATACAGACGATTATTCAATTGCCCCCCAACACCAAAGAAAAAGAAGTAGAAAAAGAACAAATTATTGTTAATAAAATGCAAGGTGCGTGGAAAAAAATAAAAGAAGAAACTTCATTTTGTAAAAAATATTCCTTTTTAGAATGGGATTTCGTTAAAGGACTCAACACAAATTCTTTATTTTTACAAATAATGAGCATCTTTAATTTGGCATCTCCCCTTATTTCACTGTGTTCACCGTTGGTTATTTTAATTATTCCATTTTTTATTCTTAAAATAACACAAGTACCAATTACTGTTTTGGAATACTGTAAAATTTTAAAAGGTTTTATAGAGTCTAATCCTGTATTTAAAATATGTAGTCAGTTTTCTACCTTAAAACCGAGTCAACTATTATATGGAACCATGTCGGCTGGATTTTACATATTCACTATTTACCAAAATATAATGGCGTGTGTGCGCTTTTACTTAAATATTCAAGATATTTATGGCTATTTATCGGATATTCGAAACTATTTGAAAATAACCTTGGAAAAAATGCAAAATTATGCCAAGCGAATTTCCAATTTTGTTAGTTTAGTTCCTTTTAAACAGGCTTTAGAAATAAAAATATTGGAAATTCGTGATTGGAAAAATCATCTGGATGCTCTTTCTTTTTCTTCTCCTTTTTCGTTTGCAGCAATAAAGCAATACGGACAAGTATTAGCAAACTTTTATACTATATATGACAGTGACGCTTGTGCGACCATGGTATCTTATTCCTTTGGGTTTCACGGATATATGGAAATAATGGAGCAATTGGAAAATCGTGTTAATTCTGGTTTAGTACGCTTGGCAACTTTACCCCTTTCTAAAAATAAAAAGAAACAAACTAACAAATTGAAAAATCAAGAGAAAAATAAATGCAAAAAAAGTAAGAACAAATTTCAAGGAATATTTTATCCTAAATATCTTTCTTCTGCATATGTAATAAAAAACGATTGTTCATTGTCAAAAAATATAATTATTACCGCCCCAAATGGCGGAGGAAAAACAACATTACTTAAAACTGTAATGATTAATGCGTTGCTTTGCCAACAAGTTGGAGCGGGCTGTTTTGACCACGCAATCATAGATGCACCTTTCACCCAATTTCATTGCTATCTTAATATTCCTGATACATCTGGACGAGACAGTTTGTTCCAAGCCGAGGCGAGACGATGTAAAACAATTTTAGACGAAATTAATAAAGGAGAAAAGGAAGAAAAGGAAATGCATTTGTGCATTTTGGACGAATTGTATTCTGGCACCAACCCAGAAGAAGCCGTAGAATCGGGTACCGCATTTATGAAATATTTGTCAAAAAAAAACAACGTATCATGTATATTGACTACTCATTATACGCAGTTGTGTAAAAACTTGGAACCGAATAAAAAAATAATTAATATGCAAATGGGTGTAAAATATAATACAAATTCAGAAACTAATCAAGAATCTAATCAATTTACATGTACTTTTAATTTATCCAAAGGAATGTCCACTGTAAAGGGGGGATTAAAAGTGTTGAAAGATTTGAATTATCCCGCAGAAATGCTAGTTTGAACTATCCAATAAAAATTCCGTTAATCAATCAATCTAATAGGGCTTCTTCCATTTTCAGGAAAAATGATTTTAATTAATTACAATTAAATTAATATAACAAACATGTCGGATTCTTTGTGGATAACCAAAAAAAGCAAAAAAAACATACTCTTAGATAAAATGTATTTTATGGAAAAATGCAAACACGGGGATGAAAATATATATAAAGAACTAAATGCAAATACGAATAAAATAAACCGAAAATTAATAAAATCAAACAATTATAAAGGATTTCGTCTTGCATGCGAACACGGTCATTTATCTCTCGCTCAATTTCTTTTGTCAAAATTAGAACCGTCCGTTTATATGCTTGTTTTTAAGTCTGAAAAATATTACGCATATCATTATGCATGTATTAACGGTCATTTATCAACCGTTGAATGGCTTTATAAAATAAACACCGAATTGCAACTTGAAACTGAATCAATTAATACAAAATATAAAATAAATTATAATTTTATATTTGAACAAATGTGTCAAAAAATAATAGAAGAAAAACAATACAACATAATACATTGGTTGTTTCCAAAAATAAAAAAACAAAATTTAATGTTAATCATAAACAACGACTGTGTATTAGATAAGGTGAAATATCAGTTAATAGATTTAATTAAATCAACACAAGATTCTCCATTTTTCATTACACTCTTTGAAATTATATGTTTTAGTGGAAAATTAACAATAGCACAATATATTTATACCAATTCATTGATAACAGAATTAAATTATAAAATACATAAGTGGGATAAATTATTTAAACGGATTGCATATAAAGTATATGAACTTCGTGATTGGTTGGATAAAATAGAAGATAGGGAAGAAATATTGGGTTGGATTATTTCTCTGTTTCCAACTCGTTATTTTAAAAGTGAAAATAAATACTATGTTGTTGAATTAAAACCTAGAATTGAAATTCCTATCGAATTAAATAAAGTAAAAACTATATGTAGCAATTGTAATGTTAAAATATCAGACATTATTACCAGTTGCGGACATCAATTGTGCAACGAATGTCTTCATAATTCGTCTTTACATGACGCATGTTTCATTCTTTGTCCTATTTGTACCATGTTTACTATCACATGTTATCAAAGTTCGTATGATTACACCGCCATGAAATTAAGTATGCGGAATTCCTTTTACAAAGAATTGATGATAAATAGATTTCAACCAAAAAATATTACCAAATTTTCGGAATGGGGAATAGATGGGTTTTAAATGTGCAAATGTGTAATATACCAAATGGCTTGTAAAAAACAATCGGACAAGTCATCTTTTTTTTTGCATGATTGATAATAAGATTTCCACGAATAAAGAGATTCGGTGGTTTTTAAAAAGTCAAGACAAACATATATAGATTTATTTTTTCGTTTGTTGTATTCTTTTTTGTTATTGGTAGACTTTTTAAGCGCATTCTCATCGTTGGCATTGTTATTGTTGTCATAATCTTTTAATTTGTTGGTTGCACTAATAAATTCGATGGTTGCTAAATTATTTCGCATTAAAAAATACTGCATCAACATTCCTTGCACGGTCTTCATTTTTGTCGCCAATGGACCTATTTGATTTTCTATAATAACCCGATCTAAATCACACAAATTTAAAGAATCAAAATAAGCAATGATGTTTTTGCCAATAACCTGAAGAGGACACTCGGTACTTTTTATTTTTTTTATTTTGGGTTGAATTAAAAATAATCCATGGACATTGTAGTGGTCGACTAACAAATTTAATAAATCCACCTTTTTATATTTTTTTTCATTATTGGTTTCACTTTGTTCATTATTGGTTTCGCTTTGATTAAAGTTTATTTTATATTTATTTAACAATTCTTGCAATACTTTTAATGGTTGTTTTTTTAAAAAAGATGGAATTAAATCATCTGCCAAAAAATAAACATCTTTTGCTGCATGTGTGTTGCAATAATAATGCGTTTCTTTTGTATTGTCTTTTTCGTTTCCGTTTTCGTTTCCGTTTTCGTTTCCTTTTTTATATGTGGCGTTTTTGCTGCATTTTTTTTTATTTGCATTTAAGCACGAGCATTTTATGCAAGGCGGAGGTGATTTTTGGAGAAAAGAAGAAAACGAATTCAATTTTAAATCGGTTAAATTTACAATATCCCAATGATTTAAAATCATTCCGTCGATTGGATTTGGAATCGTTGCATCCATTGGGTTATTCGTTGTTAAAACACAAAATGAGCAATTTTTTATCCCAACGTCAATGCTGATTAATTTCATAATAAATAGTAAAAATTATATTTATGTTGTTATTGTACTATTTTCGGCAAAAATATTAATTATCGTAAAATAATTAAAAAGGTTCGCGTCATTCATAGCATTGCACCATTAATAAATTATTTATAAAACCCATCGTTTATTTAAACTCCAATGTTCATTTAAACAATGGGGGATTCTCCTCATCCGCCTCGCATCCCACCACCAATAGGGGGAGGCAGTGGACCTCATCCACCTCGTCGGGTTCTTCTCTTGCGTCTTGTTTTTTGTCTTTGTTTTTTGCGTTTTGTTTGACTTTTTCCTCCCGTATAATGATTGTAATTATCCATACAGTTGGTGCTGTTGTTTAACGTCCAATATGGGGCTGGATTAGCCAATGCAGATAAATTATATGGTAGTTCTGTCCCCGTCGCATAGGTTGGTGTATTTGGGACATTGTTGGTTGTTCCTCCTCGACTTCTTTTTCTTCTTCTACTACGTTTTGTTTTTTTTCCACCACGATTGGATGTTCTTTTTTTATTAAACCTTTTTTTTCTTTTTCCTCCCGTCCATTTTCCACTTGCAGCAACAATATTGGAAGACGGAGAAGGCAATACATTGCAATTCGTAGACGCGGGGTTTGTGTTGTCTGTAAAAAAACCAGTGTTGTGAGACGCAGCCGCCGTTCCAAATGGTCCGTCGGTTAAACTATTTGGGTTGGATAAATAACTCATTTATATAATGAATTATTTTTATTTTTATTTATTATTATGATTACGCTAATTATTAGATAGATATCAGACATTATATATAAACATAATAATGCTTACACTATTCGCCCAACATCATAAATTAATACGGATATTTTACATAAATCCCCAATTTTCAAACTGGTCCAAATGGCGAGGATGAAACCGATTTTTCATCAAGTCTCTTTTAAATATACCACAACGTTCCGACATGGCTTGGTAGTCATAGAAAAAGATGGACGGATTACTAGATAAGTAACGCCAATTAATTTTGTCTGGATGCTTTTCCAACAAAGGTATTGCGTTTGGATTGGTAGATAACTCATGCCAATCAATTTTGTCTGGATGCTTTTCCAACAAAGGTATTGCGTTTGGATTCATAGATAACCA